GACATTTGAAATTCGTCTGAGTCTTCACCTACACGTAGTATTTCTTTCTTAATAAACTTCTGGTAGTTATCATTATATTTAGCTACGTCTTTCCAATCCCACTGATAGTGGTTTTGCTTATTTCCTCTAGAAGTTTGACGACGTTTGTTTAACTGGATAGAACGATAGAAGTTGTTTTTGTGTGTGGTAGGCGTGCCTGTTTTAACCATAGTTCCAGCGTAATACGCCAACATAGGAGATATAGATTTAGATACTACAAAGTCATCTGCTTCTTGGCACTCATCAATAACAATGAGGTGGAAAGACTTAGATTCAATCTTTGCACGAGGGTTGGCCGTCATCATCATTACAGATGAGCCAGAGTTCTTCAATTTAATTTGCTTTGTAACTCCAGCAACTTTTTTAGCTTCGTCATCAATCTCTGGGTCACCTAATACGTTTAATGCGTGCTCACTAGTAAGCCTGTTAATAGTACGACTAAACAGAGTTTCTGCTTGACCTTCTACTGGAGCAAACAATCCTACCCAGATACCGTCTTTAAACTTACCTAATAAATCTGGATACATACGTGCAAGTCGTGGAAGAATAACCATAAGTGTAGCTACAGTATTTGCAATAGTTTCTGATTTACCGGACTGACGTGCAGCAAGAGCTGTAATTTCTTCACCGTCATTAATAATTACAGATTCCATAATTCTTCGTGCAAGTGGTGCTTGATATGGATGCAACTCATAGCCAACAAGTGCTACTAAGAACACCATCATTTTGTCTACTAGTTTGTCAACAAACTCTCGGGACAGCTCATCTAACCCGTCGTCTTCTTCAGCGGGTTCAAGGTCGTCCTCATCAATTTCTTCGAAGTCTTCTTCTTCTTCAAAGAGTTCATCAATGTCAATATCTTCTTCAAACATTTGTACCTCCTTTAAAGACGGAAAGCCCTGGGTTTAAAGTCCAGGGCTGCCGCTGCCACACGGGAGAGAAGGAGAGAGTTGGCGGATATAATTTTAGCATACAAATGTAGTTACTCAATGCGAGATAATCTTTTGTGCAATTCGTCAACAACTGCATGGATAGCTTCAGCTCCAGTAAGGGCTTCATCCAAATAAACTTGATTTCTGTTCTTTTCGTAAGCCGAAAGACAACGGTTTAACTCGTAGAGAATCTGGTCTGACCAAACCAAAAGTTCTCCTGAAGGTATCTTGGATACTCTTTTGGCCACCTTTTCAGAAAAAGGTTTGTTCCAATTCTTTTTTCGTCTAATCACCATTCGTCTATCTCCTCAGTAGAGAGCCCCATATTACGGGCTCCAAGAGCATTTGCCAAAAGCAAGTCTGCGTCCTCTTCAAAGACTATCTCTGTGTTTTTATTCCACATACCTATTACTAAACCTGGTTTAGTGAAGGGGGTTCTAAAAACTAAACAAACTTTGCTTTTCCTGTAGGGGAAGTCAGTTTCTTGAGTCCAGCCTTTTTCTACTATCGGTAGAGCTCTACGGTGGTAGTACTTAATTACATCTACGTATAGTGGTCCGAATGTTTTCATCTACTCCTGTTTTCCAAATAGATAATCATCCAAAGTAGGTATTTTAGGTTTAGACCCGTACATATATTCTGAAAACTCTGAAATGTCGTTCATCTGTTCCCTACGGTGTTTTGGCATACGGGTTACATCTGAAGGCCCCATGTCTCCCCAACCGTCTAACCCAGACTCTCTTAGAAACACTCCTTTAGACGGTGCGTTAACAAAGTCATACCACACGTCTTCAGGAACTCCTCGATAATCCCACCAAGTACCGTCTCTAAATACAACGGTCATTGTGTTGGTTTTAAAATCGTATCCAGCTTTTATAGTTCTTGGTTTAGCTGGATTGCTTGTTGTAGTGGTTCGCATAGAGGGTCCACCGTCAATTACTTGAAATTCAGGGTCATTTTCTTTAGGGTCTTTTAAAAGTTCGTCAATAAAATTTGACGTGTAACTAGACGACATCTCTTCCCAAGAAGGGATAGTAGGTCTTTTCTTAGCCATTAGTTCTCACATTCATGCAAAACAGCTTCTTCTTCTGTAACTCTAGCATGACAAGCCTTGCACCTAAGATACTTAGGCGGTTTAAAATTATTTTGAGCCGTAGCTCCTAAAGGAAAATTGTTTCCGTTTTCATCATTTTCGGATTCGTAATCAAATACTATCTTTGATTCTCTAAAGAGGTGGTCTGGAAAAGGGCCTTTAGCTTGATAAGCTTTTTCTGGCACGGGGTGGGCTTGAATAGCTTTTACCCGTGTTATTTTCATACTTCCTCTTCTGTTGGCTCCTCCGTAGATTCTACAGTACTTCCTGTAGTTTTTGCTTTACTTGCAGTTTTCTTAATAGTCTTCTTTGAGTCTTCAATAATAGGGGTACCTGTGGATGTACCAGGTAGTGGTAACTGCCCAGATAGTGCCCGCACTTGTAAGTGTGGTGGCAAACAGATTGGGCAATAACTTATTGGGTTAGCGCCTTTGTCAGCCAGAGTATATTCAGCATTATTTGGGCAGTTCACACATTTCATGATTTTACTTAGCTCCTGTGCCGAATGCTGTATCGGAAGGATTTAGATAACGAAGTAGTACTGGAAGAATCGCTACGACACCTGCGGTGAGGATAGCTTTTACTCCTTCTAGGTCAAGGCTAAATACATCTCCACCTGTGGCAACAAATGCGGAAACTGCTGCAGCCATGAACGAGCGACCCCATGAGGCCAACATTGCTTTATTCATTTATTTCTCTACCTTTCGAGACACAACTAGGTTAGTGCCTGCACAATTAGTCTGCCTGATTTACAACTTGATGTCAAGCCCAACTACTTTGCAGATTCCTCAATATGTTGCGTAAACCGTCCTTCTAAGCGTGCCATTGAAATTTTTTGTTCTGTTACATCTCTACTAATTTGATTTAACTGGTCCTTCATTGAGCTTCCACCGTTTGGTTTCAATTCGGACAAATACCCCTTTAACCAACTCTTTAATAACCAATTAGTTATTGAAATAGTAAACAAAGCAAACGTAGCAAAACTAGCTAATGTTTGCGCCCATTGTAAAACTGTCATCAATGTGTTTCCTGTCTAAAGGGCGTTATACGCAGTGTAGAAAAAAGTTTGTCATAAAAACACACCTTTGTCATGCTATTCAACTTGACATATATACGTAACTCAGTGTTTCCTTGTACTAAGGAGGAAATCAAATGCTTTTGTTAAAGAACATAGCGCCAGAGTCAAAGGGACTTGGAGCCATGGCAATGACCATGGTCCTTTTAGTCACAATGACAGTAACCGCAACTGACTCGTCTCAAGCTTCAAATAAGCTTGGAGACGCAAAAGATATGGGTTCTGTCCAGGTAGTTACATTAAGTGATTACTCAGATAAGACCTCACTCACGGACACGGAGTTAAAAGAACTTCTAACTCTTGTCGGATTTAAAGGGTCTGCGCTTAAGACAGCGTGGGCCGTAGCTAAAAAGGAATCCAACGGACGACCTTTAGCTCACAATAAAAATGCTAATACTGGGGACAACTCTTATGGCATTTTTCAAATCAACATGTTAGGAAGCCTCGGTGAGGACAGGAGAGAAAAGTTCTCTCTATTGACTAACTCTGATTTGTTTAACCCAGTAAAAAACGCTCAGATAGCGTTTCATATGACCCAAGGAGGAGAAGACTGGTCCTCTTGGACATATTTGGAAGGAGAACGGTTTAAGCAATTTTTGCTTGAATATCCAGCGATATTTAATACCAAAAACAATAAGGAGTAATATATGGCTAAAGCACCAGGTTTTGACGGTACGCAACCCTGCGCTACTGTAAACGGAGATATGTTTTTTCCAGAAACTGGTGCTGAAACTATAGAGTTAAAACCTGTACTAAATAAGATATGCAATAGTTGCCAGTTCCAAACACCTTGTTTACAGTATGCACTAGAAAACTCTGTTCAAGGTTTTTGGGCTGGCACTGTTGAACGTGAAAGACGACTTATGCGTAAGCGTTTAAATATTGTAGTTAAGCCGTTAGTTTATTACTAAATATTAGTATCTGGTTCATTAAGTTTAAGTTTAGTTTTGTGGTTGTGCTCCCACTCAGGCTTAGTTCCATCTGGACGTTGACCTCTTAAGTACATCTTTCCAAACACACCCATGCCAGCTTTATCTGTAAGGTTTCTCCATTCAGAAAAATCTCTATTGTGTTTATCTATATCTGTTCCGTACTCTACTGGATGATGTTCTAAAGTAAACTCTTCAAGTTCTGTCTTGTGTATAGGTATAAAGAAGAACACTGGGTCTCCTTTTTTAAAGGTAACAACTTTTCCAGGCTTAGTTAATTTCCAATTAGCGGTTGGAGAAGAAAACATCCAGTCTGACTCTACAATTCCGCTTAACGGAGACGCCCCAGGAATTACTAGGTTAGGGGCCCCCATAATCCATAAATTCCAATCTTTAGAGGTTCTTGGTATAGCGTTTAAATGAAAAGTTACTACTCCGTTACCAGTGCCATTATCAGCAAATCTAATTCCATTTTGTTCTCTCCCACAAATAATATTAGTTCCATCGGCTGAAGTAGTCCCGTCCCAAACAACTTCTACATCCTGTGCTAGACGTATACACCAACCGTGCCTGTTTGCGTAAGTCATGGGCAAACACCTGTAAGCGTATCCTTGACCTGTTTGGTCCATCCACTCTCGGTCTACTGGAGCTTGTTCAATATTCATTCTGCTACCTACAGGAACAGTATGATAAAACTTAATGATTTTGTCTGTTGTGGTCAAGTCTATACTCCTCTCTCCAAAGTTTAAATAATTTACCTATATCGTACCCTAAGTATTGATACAGGTCATCTACTGAGCGTTTAGTGCCAAAGTGTTCAAATCCTGTAGTTCTATCTATTATGTGGTCAATTATTAAATTAGTAGCTATAGGTTTATTTATCTCCCACTCATCATAAAAATCGTTCCACAGTTTGTTTAAAGGCATAAAAGCCTCTACGTCTTGCGGGTACATATGTCTTACAGGTAAACTATAAGGAAAGTAAACGTCCCAACCATTAGTAAATGCCATAAGACTGTGGTAAAGCTCTTCTCCCCAAAATAACACCCAGCTTGGTTGGGTAACAGTTAAAAAGTATTCTGCTGGTCCAAAAATAAAATGACCGCATACGTACCATCCTTTAGCAGCAAGGTTATCTTTTCTTTCTCTGCCTACAAGATGAGGAACTAGCTCATAGGTGTCAAACAAAGATTTTTTAGCAGTATCGGTGTTATAAGTTAAATCGCTCACTGTGTTTGGAGAGTACTCTTTAAGTGTGTCAACTGGTTTTGGAGTCCACCCGGGCAAGTAGGTACTAAAAAGTAGTTTAGAATCTAAACGCTGTGTTGTTTCTCTGTGCTCTTCTACAAGAACGTTGTCCCAGTTACTCTCAAACCTGCTGTGAGCGTCTATTTGTAAAACATAGTCGTAACTGTGGTCTAGCCAACTGTTTGCCAAAACTCTGCATTTGCTTACACTAAATACGCATCCAGGGAGGTCTACGGAAAAGTTTACTTTACCATCGTAGGTATTAGTTATAGAAGAGTCATCGAATTCAAACTCTTGAACAAATACCCCTACATGAATATCGTGTAGGCCCGAAGCAGTGCTAAAAAGATTATCTACCGTTGACTGAACTAATGGGTCTCTATAAGAAGCAATTGAGACATATATTTTTGCCACATTGCCTACCACTTACCTATTGGACAAGTTGCTTCTTTTAATTTTGTCTTAGCTTGCATAAAGCATCCGCATTTTTTACAGGTTTTAGTAGCTTTAATCAAATGTTCGCATCCCATACAAATGTCTAATCTGTTTTTAGCAACGTCGTCATCGGTATAATTTGCTTTATTAAGCAGGTCCCAAGGCTTTACCGTTCTTTTTTTTGCTACTTCCTCTGGGAGTGGAGAACAATCAAACTCTCCATCATCATGTCTACAACCAACACCAACCTCTGGATTGTCTGTTAGGTCTACTATTGTGGGGTTTCCAAGAAGAATAGCGCCTAGTCTAGGCGGGGTTCCAATAAAGTCTACAACTTCTCCGTCTAGTACAAACCCTACTCTTTTTGAACCCTCTGGTAGTCCATCCATGTATATCTCCTATATCGTCCGTCCACTAGTTTACATTAAATTTATAAAATTGGTATCCACTTTTGTGGGTACTGCCTCTCTAGCATTGCTATAGGGGCTACGCTAAAAGTCAATAGTTTTACATCCGCTTCCCCGTAAACAATACGTTTACCTGCCTCAAACAAAAGTATGGTTCCTTTGGGGGTTGAGTAGGGGGTGTCGTTAATAATAGTAGTTGAGGTATCTAAAGAATCTATAAAGTAAATGCCAGAGAAGCAGGGCGCCCTAGTGCCCCCCATGTCATACCAGACATCTGTTCTAACACCCTCTACATAATCTGAAGAAATATAATATCCAACTTTACTGCTTAGCTCGTAGTAGTTAAGGGCCTCAGTCAGTAGTCCTCTAATAATTTGCAAAGCTTGATTTATCTGTTTGTTATACGCACCAAGATAATTTTTTGAATTGGGGTCTTCTACGGGAGCAAACCCTAAAAAATCTGCGGATACTCCGCTATTAAATTTATACAGCTCATCGGGTGGGTATACTTTATTAATTACTGTATCTAATATGTTTTTAGGCTCTGATGCACCCTTAAATACTATAAAAGGTTTTAGTTCCCTATTTAATAGTTCTTCTTCTAGGTTACCCATTAAATCCCCCAATTCGTTGACCAAACCATATCACAGGAGATGCTGGGTCTCTAGGAGGTTCTTGTTCAGGCATAAAAGCCCTACCACCAGGCATTGGAGAGTTTGGCTTATTGTGGTTCATAACTTTAGAGAGGGTAGCGTATAGCTTGTTGGTTATAGGACTTCTATCTCTAGTACCTTCTAACAAGATACCTCCAGCATTATTATAAAATACTGAACGTAGAACACTAGCTAAAAACTTCCAATATCCTCTTCTTCTGTATATTGGATTCGTGTACATCCTGTTTGACTCTACTGTTTTGTTAGAGTCCGTGTAGGAACCTAAGTAATCTGGTGCTTGGATAGTGTACATATCAGGGTACTCATTTGGAGTAAACTGAGAAAAAACTATAGTTCCGTTAGGGTACTTATTGTTTTTGTACAGCCCTATAGATATCTTTATTATGTCAGCGTTGATAAAACAACTGTGAATCCATGAATTACCCAGCTCTGTAGGGTACTGAGATAGGCTCATCATAGCGTGACCATCAATTGTTATCGGAGTTATAGTTGTAGTTGAGTCCATAGTTATTCTATTGTATTTGAGTCGTGTACCAACATTCTTTCTGTGTAGAACACATCATAAGGTTCGCAGTCTATAGACACAACCTCATGAGGTATATCGGCTTTTCTAAGTTGAGTAATATTTTCCCAAGAGCTTGAGCTGTAGTTGTATACCTTATCTTCCATAAACACCTCAGAAGACAAAATAAACATAGCTTTAGCGCCTCGTTTTATCAATACGTAGTGAGTATCAGAGAACAAGTCGTTATTAATCATAACTCCTGAAGGCGCTATTCTTCTTACTACATTAACTACAGTTGTTTCTACAGTAGCAATATCAGGGTTTTTACCTGTCCAGTTTATAGCAGCAAGGTTTGCTCCCGCTAGCTCTTCATAAGGAAACCCTGTTATATCAGCAGAGAGTAATACATCTCCAACTTCAATAGACCCAGCAGGAGCTAGCCCATCTGGAGTTCTTACTAATGTTGAAATGTTGACTGATTTACCTTGCCATCCGCCGCTAAAATCTCCGCCGGGAGGAAATAATGGTCCTGGGTCAGGCGGTGGTGGTGTTGGGGTACCTCCGCCACTGTTTTCACTTCCTGAACCTCCACCAACGTTCTGTCCAGCATTTGGGTTGTAATCGCCTTGGCAAATATTTGGGCAAGCACCTGGAGTTATACACCAAATTCCGTTACCGTAAGTTCCACAAGAACCTCCGTAGCTGTTGCAAGTATTGCAATCAACGGCTGGAGGTGGAGGTGGCGGCGGTGGAGTTCCACCACTACAAACAAAAGTTTCACCGCATGAAGTAACGGTAAAGGTTGCTTGCCCACCGCAGGAAGACCGATACTCTGTGTAATAGTACAGAAACGTACAGGCTGGAGGTGGAGGTGGTGGTGGCGGTGGAGTGCCAGTTGCAATACAAGGACCATAAGTATTAGGGCAGCCAAAATTAGTTATACATACTGATTGTGTTCCAGGAATAAATATACCACTACCAATATTAATGGTGCATGGTTGAGAAGAAGTTCCAAGCGCACACGTTACACAATCTAGTGCCGGTGGTGGTGGTGGTGGCGGAGCTGAACCCGTTGATTGACAAGCTGGATACGTTCCAGTGTTGTTATAGCTACATGTGGTGTTGTAACCACTACCACTAGCATTTTGACTTGTTGCATAAGAGTTATAACTGCAGTTTCCTACTCCAGCGCCTTGAACAGAGGTTGTGCAGTAATAGGCGTAAGAACTTGGTGGAGCAACATTTCCACCAGTATAATAATTACCACAGTTGCCTGTTTGAGATGTGTTTGTACAAGGGCTACAAGGATTTGCAATATCTGCACTAGAGCAGTAACAGGTGCCGCTAGTAATAGTTTGACTGCAGCCGCCTCCTTGTTGTGCAACGCAGTCGCCAGCTTGCGAATAGTTACAAGAGGTTTCTGAAAAAGTATACGTGTCGTACCTGCGAAAACCAGAAGGGCAAGTATTATCTTGTTGAGGACCTGAACTAAAACCGTAAGAAGTTCCGCAATATTGTGAGCCTGTATAGTAGCTTCCACAAAGTCCTGTTGAAGATGTAGTTGTGCAAGGGCTGCAAGGATTAGACACGTCAGCAGAAGAACAGTAACAAGTTCCACCTGTTGGATTATTTCCACCGCAACCGCCGCCACTACTACAGGTGGGTTGGGATACACTTCCTGAAGCGCCACAAATCCAGTTGCTTGGATTACCAGAAAGGTTTTGCCAGTAAGAACAACAAGAGCCTGTTGTACATCCACCAAATGCAACACCATTATCTGTTCCGCACACAGCTCCGCCTGCAACAACTGATGCACCGTTACAGTAATAATATCCGATGCTTACGCAAGAAACTAAACCGCCACCGCCAGGTGAAGGGGGCGCAGGAGGAGGGGGAGTTGGTGGAGGAGGGGGAGGTGGAGGAGGAGGAGCTGCTGCTGGAAAAGATTGTTTCCAAATACCGTTAGCTCTTACATAAGTATTAGTTACAGGTCGCCAAACACCAGCTACTTTTACATAGTAAGCAGAGGCTACTTGCCATCCGCCAGGTGTTTTAACATACCCATGTGACATGCTGACCTACGCACTCGTGTATGTAAGCCAGATATCTCCGTCTTGACCTACGGTGTTAACAGGTGCACCAGTAGAAACAAAGATGTTACGGTCGCCGTCATCATTACTTGAAAGTACAGTTGCGCCATAGACGCTAACATCACCAGGTCTTGGCATCAGGTAATCACTATTCCGCTAACAGTTATATTAACAGCAGCGGCATTTGATGCCCTTGCTGTAAGAAACTCGTTGGTAACCATAGGTAAATCAACAGCAAAAATTAAATTAGAGTATGCACCAATTGACAAGTCGCACACGATTTTGTTTCCAGTTAAGACTGAGCCTCCGCTGGGTACAAGGTTGACGTTAAGTGTTACGGCGGAACCAGAACAGTTTGTAAACATAAGCTGCTTTACTACTACAGTTTGACCAGCAACAACTGGGGTGATTATCTGGGCGTCTGAGGTTGTAAGTGGAAGCGGGCCTGCGAGGCGAGCCGCGTTAAATATTGCCATTTAGTTCCTTCCTAGTGGCTTCCTAAACGTCTAGGATAGCCCATAATTTATAGTTTTAGGTGTTATCTAGTTCCGTGATAGGCACGGCCTGGGTTCATATAGCTCTTGATACTTGGCTTTTCTTTGTCATTTAAGAATATTTTACGTAGTCCAAACCGAGAATCCCGCACTGTTATTAGTTTGGGTTGGACGTATGTAAACTCTTTTGCTCTACTCATGGGGACCACCTGTTCCATTGAATAGCTTGAGTCACCATACCGGGAATAGATGGCTTCCAACCTGCCTTTGTTATA